ATAAGGCACGGCTTTCATGGCTTTGTTGGAACTGTCCAAAACCGGAAGCCACATTTCGTGCGAAACGCCCTCAATCGTGACTGAGGTGTACACCATGAAGCCGGTGATGGGGTCATAAACATAGGGCAGACCGTTGAATTTTTTGACTTCGTAGCTGGCAGCGGGATACAGTTTTTTCACCTCTGCCCAGGCATACGCCCAGCTTACATATTTCAGCTCGGTATTGCCGGACTTCTTGACTTCCAGATGATCTTTGAAGTCGATAGCGAATAATTTTACGAACGGATTTTCTGTAGCCATAATCAAACCTCCAAGAAAAAAGGCGGCAGAGAAGCTGCTCTCTGCCGCCATACAATTATGCCGCATGAACGATGGTAAACCTGCGGCTGCTTACATTTTTGCTATATTGGTTGAAAATGTCCGGCTGCTCTTTTCGCAGGCGTTGGGAATCCACACGCTTGCTTTCGGAGGATACCCACGACACCTTATAACCCGGTGCTGTGCCATAGGCAGCATCCTGCATTTGCAGCTTCACCTGCTGTTCAATGGCAGTCTTTTCCTGCTCCAACTGTTCAATCTGAGTGTAAAGCTCCTGTCGCTTATCCAGCAGACTACGGACAGAGTTCAAATCAGCCGTTTTGCTTTTATCATCGTCAGAATACATCTGGTTGATTTGCTGCGTATCACCCTCGCTGCCAGTCGGTGCAGGCGGAATTTCGGGCATCACATTGTACTTCCAGAAGTGCTCTTCTTCGGCAATGAGGTTATCCAAAACAGCCTTGTCGCTGATAATTTTATGAATTACCAGCTCTTTTCCAAAAATCAGAGCTGCAATGTACCAGAAGTCGAAACCGCTAACGGCCAGATAGTGATTGACTTGTGTCATGTAGTGCGCAGGGATTTTTCCATCTGCCCACTTATCCGCAGAGAAAGGCGAAACCGTCTTGCACTCCAATCCAGCTTTCTGCCCAACGATCAGGCGGTCAAAGTCTGCCAGAAGCAGTGGATGTTCCTCGCTCTGATAGATAGCGTTTGCATGGCGCACCTTCAGGCCGGTTGCTTCGGTAAACCGCTGCGCCACATAATCCTCCAAATCACGGCCCTGCCGCATGGCTTCGTTGTCGATATTTTCAATGGTATCGCTGATTTTATCGTGGTACACCTGAAATGCAGAACGGTAGGGATTCAGACCAAGGATAGCCCCGGCATCCGTGCCGGTAATACCGCATTTGCGGTAACGGAGCCAATCTTCTTTAGATAAGTTCCGTGTAGATACAAGCCTTTTCATGCAATGTTCAACCTCTCTTTCAGCTGTTCTTCTGCGATAGAGAAATCATATTCCACCAAGTCTTTGATAATGGTGGAAAACTCGTCCACCAAAGTGCGGTCATCATCCAGCCACAGGGTATACAGGAAATCCAGAATGTTCCGCTGCACCCGGAGATGGTTCCAGAAACGCTCGTCCATCTGCTTTTCGGTGTCCAGCGTGATTAAAGCACTGACAATGGTGCTTTTCATCGTGATCTCGTATGCCGTGGTACAAGTTGGCTTTGGAAAATCGGCTTCAATGCTGTTCAGGAACTCAGAAAATTCCCGGACAGCCCGATTGCTCACATCGTTCATACGTCCTCCTTTATGCTGCTGCCAGCACCATCTTGTAGGCTTTGTCGATCATGGGATTGCCCTCTGCGGTGCGCAGGAACAGATTTTCGTTGTAGTTGCGAGTTTTACGGATGGGGTCTGCATGGGTAGCAAAATCCGAAACAGCGTTTACAAACCGCCAGCCGTTCTTGCCAACCCATTCCAGATCAGGTGCATTGTAGTAGCGAGCCTTCAAATCTTCCTGCAAGCGCAGGTTGTTCTTCCTCTGGCCATCGGTCAGATCTTCGGTGACAGGGAAGAACTCATTGATGAACTCCTGCACCTTGCGGTCAGACAGCTTGATGGTGGTCAGCTCATGGATACCTTTGCCCAGTTTCCCCATGTAGCTGTTGGCAAGCTGTAAGGTTTCACGGGCATCCTGCACACGGAGCAGAACATTTTCGGTGTGGCGTGCAGTCCAGATGCGCTTTGCCGTGCCCAGAGCCAGATTCAGGGTGTTCTGGCAGACCACACGAACTGGGGTCATAGCGACCTTGACACCAGAACTGCCATCGTGACTGTTGAAGAACACAAGATATGGGGTTACTTCATCACCCGCGATAATGTACTTCTCAGGCAGCTTTGCCAGCATCCAGACCTTCTTGCCGCCCTGCAAAGAACCGGCAGTTTCATAGGTAACGCCCTCACCCAGCAGATCATCGGTGAACTGGAACGCTTCTTCGTTCTGCACAATGCGGTAGCGGTCAGACACCACGCCCAGAACAGCTTCATCCGTGCTGCGGACATTGGCACGATAGCCGGGGATCATAGCACCCGTACCAGAATAGATATTACGGCTCTCTACCTGCCAATCCAGACCAGCCAGTTCCAAAGCTTCACGGCTTGCAGGGGCATCCATAACGATGCGGCCAAGGCCATGCCAAGGGGTCTCACGGACAGAGAACATAGTTTCAACATTTGCAGACATAGTAAAATCTCCTTTTTGATTTGTTTTCGTTAGTTTTTCTTTTCGACTTCTTCAGCGATCAGCACGAGGACTTCAACAAGAACCGTGCCAAGTTTCTGAATGAGCTCAGGTAAAAAGTTCATGGGGACATCTCCTTTCTGCGCGGATATAGCTTAGAATGAAACCGTAATGGTGATGATGACAACGATGATACGGAACAGCATAGAAAATCACCTCCAGACATAAAAATAGCCCCTGAGTCTTTCGGCTCAGAGGTTTCGGATCACGATTATATTATCTGGGTGAGATTTTTTGGATTGCAGTATGCAGAACAGGCTTGTTTTGCAAGTAGAAAGACGGTACAATAGTAAAAAAGGGAAGCGTGTACTCGTCAAATAAGGTGGTGAAAGCAATGGGTGAAGCAACAGTCTATTGTGTCATGCACATGGAAAAGTGCGTGGCACAGGTGAGCACGGCTGGTGAATGCAAAGTTTACCTTGAAGATTTTATACCATACGATTTGGTACTGGTAGAATCGGATGATTTTGATGATCGAATCAATAATGTAACCAATTTTTATTATTGGTGTGCATCCCGTATCCTAACGCTGGATCGTACCTATGCGAAATAGTATCGGCGCATCTCAGAGCGTTACGGACCGCGAGCGTGCACAGATTGCACTTTCTTATCATTGCCTGTCTCTGCTGGATGTGTTCTGGGTAAAAGAAGAAAATGAGACTGTCCGATTTGAGGATATCAATCTCTACACACACTCTTTAAGCAATGCTCTTGTGGATATTGCACTGCGTGGGCATCAGATGACTGTGACAAATGCCCATCTTTTGGCAAATGATTTGTCCACTGGCGGATGCTATCCTAAAGCGTGGGTGCGCAAGGATGATGGCTTCTATCTTTATAAAGATGGTGGACAAGATGCAGTTGAGCGTGAGGTGCTGGCAAGTAAGATCTGTCGATGCTTTGACTGTCATCAGGTTTTGTATGAGCAGGGGATGTTTGAGAATGAGCTGGTTTCCATCAGCAAAATTATGACCTCGCAGCGATATAGCCTTGTGACTTATGCAGCCTACGATGTCTACTGCACAAATCATGATTGGAACACGCTGGATAAAATTCTGGAACTGGATGCCCACGGATACTATATGATGAACATTCTGGATTATCTGGTGGGCAACACCGACCGCCATTGGGAAAACTGGGGCCTGTTGGTGGACAATGAGACGAATAAAACTGTCCGGCTACATGATCTGATGGACTTTAATCGAGCGTTCCAACAGTATGACACGCTGGACGGAGCAAACTGCTTGACCGTTGGAAAGCGGCATTTGAGCCAGAAAGAAGCAGCGATGGAGGCAGTTGATAAAATTAGGGTGAACCAAATTTGCGAAATAGATATGAAAGCGCTTTGTGGACATGAACGACTCGCAAAAATGGCTGGAATCCGCTTAAATTGCTTGAATAATTAAAGGAAACTGTTATATGAATCTATTGAAATGAGGAACTTCTATGATTCAGATTGAGCATTTTGAACAGTTCACAGTGTATAAAAGTGATGTTTCAAGTTCTTTTTTGTATGCTGACTTTAATAATCCTACAATGTTCATGAATGGCTTGGCAGAGTATTTGCTAAGCGAAAATAGCCTACTTAACTATGCTAATACATTGACGCCGATTGAGTTTAAGCCGACTCCGGCAATATATAAGAAATTGTATACGACCTTGGGTTCTTTCTTAAATAATGATCTTGAACTGCTTGCTGTTGATGATGAATCTGATGAGATTTATACTGCATTGGGTGAGGAATATCACTTTGTAGATGTTAATGGGAAGGTGCATATACAAAAAGATAAAATTGGAAAAATAGGTGAATATGCAATGCATTTGCTTTTGACGAGCTATTATAAAATCCATTGTATCATTCCGAAGTTTCGATGTACTACAGATCGAAATATGAGTGTTTTTGGAATAGATTCTCTGTTCTTTGATCCTCAACAGAAGACTATTTATTTTGGAGAATCTAAAGTTTGCAAGAACATTGAAAATGCTATCAGGTTAGTAAATCGATCTTTTGAAGATTATGAAAGGCAAATCGCAGAAGAATATAAACTTGTTTTGGCAAATGAAGAAGTGTTTAATCTTTCTCAAGAGTTCAAGGATGCGTTTGGTCAATACACTGAAATTTGCATTTCTTTTCAGGATTTTATAAAAGCAGCATCTGTTAACAAAATATGCGTCCCAGCTTTTCTGGCTCATGGCAACAGTGACAGTATAGATGCACCAGAACAATTTCTTCAGAACATGAATGAAAAACTTCGACGTAGTCAGTTCTTTGGGATAGAAACAGATTATATCTTTATATCACTGCCGATAATTGATAAGGCAGAAATGATGAACGTACTGATGAGAAAAATAGTAAAAAAGAGCGGTGAATATCAAAATGGAAACCATGCGGTTTGAAGATGCGCAGTTGTATAGAGAAAGATATATTAGAGAGCTGAATGAACAAAGCGATAAAGCATGTTTTGCAGAGGCTAATGCAGACTCGTTATATTCACTAGGACTCACAATGTACTCTCGGAATTTTTCATGGGAGTCAGTAGTTTACAATGCGTTTGCATCATCTCTGTTAGATGATAATATAGCATTACATCCAGAACAAAGAAAAGTTTTACAACTTATAAAAAATAATCGTGGCTTGATTTTTAGTGCCCCAACAAGTTTTGGGAAAACGTTTGTTGTATTTGAGTATATTTGCAGAGCGAAACCTCAAAATGTGGTAATGGTTGTTCCGACATTAGCACTCGTCGATGAATATAGACAAAAAATTATTAAGCAATATCGTGAAAAATTCAAAGAATATAATATATATTTGTCAATAGATCCGGAAAAGCAGTATGATTTTGGTCAATATAATATTTTTATTGTAACACATGACAGAGTTATAGATGAAGAGGTGGTTTCACTATTTTCTTCTATAGATTTTCTTGTTATTGATGAAGTGTATAAGCTGCAAAAGAATTTTTCTGACGAGCGGGTTCTTATACTGAATATTGCGTATTACAATATGGTTCGTTTAAGCAAAAAATATGTTCTGTTAGCGCCGTTCATCAGTGGTGTGGATCATCGTGAAAAATTAGAAGATGTTCCAGCCTTTTACTCAACAAACTATTCGCCTGTGGTAAACGATGTTAAAACGTATGATATTCTTAGTGAAGATGAACGGGTTATATATACGGATAAGATACTGCGCAGTATTCCAGAAAGAGATAATACGCTTATATATTTTCCAACGGTTGTGGGAATAGAAGCATTTGTTGAGCAAACAGCTGTGTCTTATGATACAGCAAGGATAAGAGCTGATCCGCTATTAAATGAATTTATTTTGTGGGGGAAACGAGAAATTCACCCACAGTGGTCGGTGGTTAAAGCTTTAGAAAAAGGCTTTTTGATACATCATGGACAGCTGCCCTTGGGCATTAGGATGCTCGAATTGGCGTTGTTTAATGATGAACAATCTGGTTTTACTCGTTTGATATGCACATCAACGCTCTTAGAAGGCGTTAATACTACAGCTAAAAACATAATTATAACGAAGCCATATCGAGATTATAGAAAACCATTTGATGCATTTGACTTTTATAATCTGGTTGGGCGAACAGGAAGGCTTTATCAACATTATCTGGGAGTGGCTCATTATATCAAAGGTCCAAAGGATCCTTTTTATCAAAAAAATCAGGCATTGAAGTCTATTGAGTTTGAATTAACAGATACCAGTATTGACATGGATATTAACTTTGGCGATTATTCTTCTCACCCGGAATTTGTGAAGATATTAAATCGTCTGGGGATATCGTATGATGAGTATAGGGCGAAGGTTGCAAAAAAACATAGATTTTCCACTGTGACTTTTTTACTTAACCGGTACGATAGGATGAAGAGAAGACTTCTTCAAGTTCTCTATGTTCAAAAAGTAAATCCAAATCAAAGCAAACTGGAGCTCATTCGCACACTTTACGAAATTATAGCTGGTCGCCAACACGATTTTATGATAGATACATTTATTATAAATAGGTTGACCTACAAATATCGCCAATCGGTTAAAGATGTTGTGGATGCCACGATATCTGCATATCCAAAAGAAAAAATTTCAAGAGTAATCAATAAGACTATAAAGTTTAAATCGAGTTATGTCGAATTTGAGTTCTATAGTAAGGTGGATTTGATTCGATACTTTATGCAATGCGATAAGGTGCAGGTAGGATTGATAACCACTTTGTCCGATAGATTGATGAAAAATATTGAGATGCTCTACTATTTAAATTCTTCCAGCAAAAAAATGCTTAAAGATATGGGAATTTATGAAGGTGATATAGACTATATTGTTTCAATTATTGGCAATAATTTTTCTAGCATTACGGATTTACAAGAGTTGCTGCGCGCGAATAGCAGTAGACTGGACAAGCATATTAGCGTTGTATCAAGGTACATTGTTTCGCGTTTGGTAAGTTGATACTTGTAAAGACAATGTAATAGGATTGGAAGAACGATATTAAATTTTGTGTGACATATATTGCGTTTAAAATTGCCGTTTGTAGCAGATCTGTAGCAAATTTCATCTATTTGACGAATTAACGCTATAAAAATCAAAAAGTCATCATGCATCACACGCAGGGGGTCTGGGGTTCGGGTGTTTTTGCTCCCGGGATGTTTGCGTTTGCGCAACAGCCCGGGAAACAGGCAAAGACAGGAAAACCGCGCAGATCACGTTCAATAAACAAAGAAATGGCTGCTGCACCGGGAAGAAACCCTGTGTAGCAGCCATTTTTATTATGGTATAAGATCAGTCCTTCTTCTCGGCGGTGCGGGCAAAGAAGTTGGCGAGGACGGCGCCGGAAATGTTATGCCACACCGAGAACACAGCGCCGGGGATGGTTGCCAGCGGATACTGTGCAAAGTGGGCAGCGGCCAGAGAGGTGGCCAGACCGGAGTTCTGCATACCGACCTCGATGGAGATCGCGCGGCACTTGGTGGAATCCAGCTTCAGCAGCTTGCCCACACCGAAGCCGGTGAGGTAGCCCAGCAGGTTGTGCAGGATGACTACGGCAAGGATCAGCAGGCCGCTGGTCATGATCTTGGCGGAGTTTGCAGAAACAACAGCGCAGATGATGAGCACGATGGCGGTGGTGGAGACCAGCGGCAGCACGCGGATGGCGTTCTGAGTGAAGGCGTGGAAGAAGTGGTTGACCACAAAGCCCAGTGCGATGGGCACCAGCACTACTTTGACGATGGACAGGAACATATTTACAGGGTTCACATCCACGCGCTGGCCGGCATACAGCAGGGTGAGCAGGGGAGTCAGGATGGGTGCCAGCACGGTGGAAACGGCAGTCATACCAACGGACAGTGCAACGTCGCCCTTGGACAGATAGGTCATCACGTTAGAGGAGGTGCCGCCGGGGCAGGTACCCACAAGGATGACGCCGATAGCCAGCTCGGTGGGCAGGTGGAACAGCTGCGTCAGCGCCCATGCAAGGAAGGGCATCAGGGTGAACTGCGCAATGCAGCCGATGATCACATCCTTCGGGCGGCTGAACACCACCTTGAAGTCCTCCGGCTTCAGGGTAAGACCCATGCCGAACATGACGATGCCCAGCAGGGTGTTGACCCATGCGGTCTTTACCACGCTGAAGGTGCCGGGGAACAGCAGAGACAGTGCCGCCACCACAATGACGATGGCGGCCATGTACTTGCCCACAAAGTCGCTTACTTTTTCCAATGTTTTCATGATAAACTCTCCTTTTTCCTGAACACTTATTTTTGCGGATGCAAAGGCAATGAAACATCCGGAAAATGGCTTTCCCGCAAACAAAAACGCCTTTGCCCCTTACGGTTCGTAAGAGACAAAGGCGTATAAACTCCTCTGCGGTACCACTCTTATTGCCGGTGCAAAGCCCGGCCCCTCAGTGCGCATCCAACAATGCGCGGCCCGTGAT